TTTATACCCCGCTCAAGGTAGTTTACCTTTGGATCAGAGAGACGCTTACCCGCTAGAATCGCATGACAACCGTACTATTTCAAAAGACGAAGTAGATGGAACCCTTGCTTTTGATCTCCAGCGATTTGAGGTTGGGGTCGCCCGACTTTTTCCTATGGTGCTTACCCAAGGTCAAAATGATGCTCTTGTCAGCTTTGCTTTTAATCTGGGTTTGGGGGGAGTACAGCGAAGCACCCTCCGTCAAAAGGTTCTTCGGGGCGAGACGCAAGAAGCAGCCGACGAGTTCTTGAAATTTACGAGGGGCGGGGGTAAAATCTTGCCGGGGTTGGTCAAGCGCCGCAACGACGAACGTGCCCTGTTCCTGTCTTAGGATGAAAAATGCCGTTAAAAAAAATCAAGTTGACTCCGGGTGTAAACAGGGAAAACACACGGTATACCAACGAAGGGGGTTGGTATGAGAGCGAAAAGGTTCGTTTTCGGCAAGGTACGCCTGAAAAGATAGGCGGCTGGATACGTATTTCTGCGGACACTTTTCTTGGGCTATGCCGTTCTTTGTGGAACTGGGTAACCCTCGGTGGTATCAACCTGATTGGCGTAGGCACTAACATCAAGTTTTACCTTGAAGCTGGCGGTATTTACAACGACATTACACCGTTTCGCGATCAGGTCACCCTAACCAACCCGTTTGAGACAACCAACCTCTCACCTATTGTAGAAGTAACTGATGCCAATGGCGGCTATATCGACGGCGATTTCGTAACGTTTTATGGCGGTACAGCAGTGGGTGGGTTGACTATTTTTGGGGAGTACCAGATTACAGTTACTGGAGCTACCACGTACACCATCACGGCAAGCGCAAACGCTACGTCGAATGCTGTGGGCGGCGGTACTGTGTATGCGCTGTATCAAATCAATGTTGGCCCCGCTTATGTGGTGCCGTTGGTAGGCTGGGGTGCTGGCCCTTGGGGTGCTGGGGTATGGGGTGTTGGTGAAGCGTCTACGGATGCCATTCGGTTGTGGAGCCAGCAGAACTATGGTGAGGACTTGATCTTTGGCCCACGCGAGGGCGCAATCTACTACTGGGATGCCACCTCTGGGTATACCCCTATTACGTTCTCTGCTACGGTAGCTACCCCCACAGTTATTACTGCCTCTGCCGAATACGCTAACGGCACCCCGCTTCGTTTTGCACCTGACGCTGCGTCTACCCTGCCGGTAGGTATTCTTCCCGGCGAGTTGTACTACGTACGCAACGTCTCGGGTTCTTCGTTCAATATCTCGCTGACTCCTTCGGGGGCGCTCATTCAAGTCACCGTTGCGGCTGTAGGCACCGTGCGTATCCTGTCAAACGGGTACAAGCTGGCTGACTTTGGAAGCGCAACGGATGTGCCGACCCAACAAAATTACTTGCTGGTGTCCGACATCAGTCGGTTTGTGTTTGCGTTTGGCTGCAACGACTACGCAGCGTCCACGGTTGACCCCATGTTAATTCGCTGGTCTGACCAAGAAGACCCCTACAACTGGACGCCCGTACCGACCAATCAAGCGGGGTTCTTGCGCTTATCTCGCGGCTCTGAAATTGTTACCGCTACTCAATCTCGCCAAGAGATATTAGTATGGACTGACGCATCGTTGTATTCGCTTCAATATGTAGGCGCACCTGTTGTTTGGGGTGCGCAACTTGTGGGTGAGAATATTTCTATTGTTGGACAAAACGCTGTAGCCTACGCCAATGGTGTATCTTATTGGATGGGTAAAGATAAGTTCTACAAATATGATGGCCGCACGCAAACGCTTAACTGTGATTTACGCCGCTATGTGTTTTCTGACATTAACAGTTTACAGTACGAACAAGTGTTTGCAGGTACTAATGAAGGGTTTAACGAAATCTGGTGGTTCTACTGTTCTACAGGTTTAACCGACATTGACAAATATGTTGTTTACAATTACGCTGAAGACATTTGGTATTACGGCAGTCTAGCCCGTACCGCGTGGCTAGATTCTGGTTTGCGTAATTTTCCGTTGGCTGCAACATATTACAACAACATTGTAAACCACGAACAAGGGGTAGACGACAACGCTACAGCTACCACACTGCCAATTACGGCGTCTATTACTTCAGCGGAATTTGACTTAGATGATGGTCATAATTTTATGTTTGTATGGCGTGTACTGCCTGATATAACGTTTGACGGCTCAACTGCAAATTCACCAAATGTTGTAATGTATTTGCTACCCTTAAAGAATTCGGGTTCTGGGTATTCAGTCAACAGCGCCGTAAATAGCAATCACTCCGTAGCTGATAGTAGTTTTGCAACTATTACGCGAACTGTTGCACTGCCGGTTGAAGAATTCACAGGACAGATTTTTACTCGGGTGCGTGGGCGGCAGATGGCTATTAAACTTGAGTCTACCGACTTGGGCGTCAACTGGCAGCTAGGCTCACCCCGTATTGACATGCGTCAGGACGGCAGGCGATGATTGTTACCTCTGGGTTTGAACTTCAGCGCATCTCCCCGCCTGCGTTACCACAGGCACCGGAGGATTACCAGCGCCCGTACCAAGATCAGCTAAACAGCATCTTTCGGTTGTACTTTGTACGACTGCAAAACATTTTGGAACAGTTGGACACCGAAGGCGATATCATCCCCGCAACGACTGTGTATACCGTGGCCACCCTGCCAAGCGCCGTAACCTCCGGTACGGGAGCGCGGGCATTTGTGTCTGATGCCACTGCGACCACTTTTGCGTCCACTGTAGCTGGCGGCGGAGCCAACAAAGTACCTGTGTACTCTGATGGAACCAATTGGAAGATCGGGTAGAGACAATTATGAAACTATCTCGGTATGCAGCAAATAAAGACGACCCGGCGGTCAAAGGAAACTTGACTGCTGACGAAATAGTACGCACCGATTGGGAGCGAAACTTTAAAGAAAAAGGCTTCTCGCTAGTACAGGCAAAAATGGCCCTCAAGGGGCGCATAGATGCGGGCGAAGCGGTATTCCGACTCCGAAATACATTATTTTTTGTAATCCCTAAAGATGGATTTATTGAGGTTGAGGTTCATGCGGTAACGGCTGATCCGTCCGAAATATTTCAAACAATGACTTTGCTTTTCCTGCTTGGGTTGCACATGGATCAAGGCACTCAAAGTATGCATACATATGCAAATGACCGTAAAGTGTTTCGTATGCTTTCGCGTTTATTTGGGGAAACGTTCGTAGACATAGACGACTCGGATGCTCCAGAGAAAGGAAAATACGTTACAACTGTTGATCTTGTAGAGTTTGTTCGCGCTATGCAGGCGCAAAAGGCAACACAATGAGTTGGCTATGGGGAAAAATAACGGGCGCGGTTGAGGATGTAGCAGATTTTGTTATTGACGAAATTATCAATCCTGTAGTGAATACCGTGGGTAAAGTCATTGAGGCAGCACTCGACAACCCGGTAAAAACCATTGCACAAATTGCTGCCGTTGCTACGGGGAACGCGTGGGCGCTTCCGCTTATTGACGGTGCAGATGTTGCCGCAAAAGGTGGTAATCTGGAGGATGTTCTCAAAGCTACCGCCGTAGCTTATGTCTCACAAAAGGTTGGTTCTTATGTTGGCGGCGCGGCTAACACCGCAGTAGCCAAGGCTACTGACAGCGCACTTGCAGGGCAAATTGTAGGTAGTGGTACAGGTGCAGCGGCTGTCGCAGTCGTATCTGGGCAAGACCCCCTCAAAGCGTTTATCTCTGGCGGTGTTGGCGCAGCCACGGGCGCGGTGCTAGGTAAAGTTGATGCGGCTACGGGAGGAAATTTTTCTAAGTTGCCAGTAACTGCGCAGGCTGCTATTCAATCTGCAATTACCGCGCAAATTACAAACAATCCCAACCCCACTGCTGCCATTATGGGTGGCATCATTTCCGCTTCCGGTATTGTCACCGATGCAATTAAGTCGTTTGATCCTGATGGAACAAAACTTGATAACACACAGCGCGCTATTCTGACTGATGTGCTTATGGGTACAGCCACTGCGGCATTGTCCGGTGGTAAAGCATCTACCGTTATTCAAGCTGCCATGATGAAAGCTGGCTCTAAAGCTTTGGGTGACATGGCTACGGACACATTTAAAAAGGCTACCGCAGCAACAAGCACTGCGTACGACAATGCTTCCGCCGTTGCAAAAAAAGTGGATGCTAATGAAAAAGCACAAACTACGTCAGCAAACCAATACAATAATGTTGTTAGCGAGTATCAAGGAAAACTTACCGAACAAACAAAGTTAAAAACCGCATATGAAAATGCAATAGCTGCACACAATGCCAATCCAAGTCAGACTACTGCAAATGCTGCAAATGCGGCAATTACTGCGTATAACTCTTCTGTTACAACCCTTGACCAAGAATACAAAAACACTTATAAGCCGTTGTTAGATAAACACGGCGGCGAACTTAACGCGCTTGCACAAACACATGGCGTGTTGGTTGGAGAATATGGAGCAGCTAACAAAGAGTTTGCAACAAAAACTGATGCAATATCTGAGCAATTAAGTTCTATATATACGGTTAGTAACAAAGCATTTGTTGAGGTGATGGACTCAAAGTTTAATGCCGACCAATACAAAGCACTCAACGGCCTAACCGCCGATCAAGACCCCTACGAACATTTCTTAACAAAAGGCCAGTTGGATAAGTTGCCTACCAACAACGAAGCTGCGCAACCAATTATTGCTACCGAACGCGCTCGTTTAGTGACTGCCGTGTTGGATCAAATAGGCGTAACCTCAGCCACGGCTGATCCCGCTTCAGTCGCTAAAATCTTAGACTACGTTGACGTTAATTACGGCAACAATGTTGCAGCCCTCAAAGGCGCGTCTATTCGAGATATAGTTAATGGCAACGCTGCGCCGCTTGATCAGTTGGTAAACGACCAGAGAAACGGCACGTTTAGAACTGAAACTAATTATTATGGTGGGTGGCGTGAGCCTACTGACTTTACTCCACCTGCGGGTACTAAACTAGCTTCAATTAAATCTCTTACCGCTGGCACCGCCACTAAAATTTACAATAAAGAAGGCAACCCCGTTTGGGTTGAAAATAATCCTGCCACTGCCGTGGCTGCATGGGATTCAAATACTGGTACTGTTGGCACGCTTTCAGTAGTTACTGTTACCGCCAACCGTCTGACTGCGGAAGAACTGATTCTTATACTTGCTGCGGAGGGT